AACAAGAGAACAGTTAGTTGCCAGGCTGAGAGAAGCAGGGATTGAAATTCAAAGTGAAGACTACAATCATAGAACAAGGACCTGGTGGAAGATAGTGAGAGATGGTTCAATTCGAGGTGAAAATTCTTTTGAATTAGTAAGTCCCCCACTTAAGGGAGAAGATGGAATAAACCAGATCAAAAAAGTTTGTGAGGTGCTGGTTCAATTGAACGCCCAAGTTAATAAGAGCTGCGGATTCCACGTGCATTTTGATGCCGAAAACCTTACGCTACAAACTTGGAAAAACTTGACTTGGAATTATTATATGCTTGAAGAAGAAATTGATAAAATTATGCCACCATCGAGAAGAGGTAATTCGAATAATTACTGCCAGAGTTTGAGGACGAGAGTTGAAAACCAAAACTTACAGAGAGAAATTGATGAATGCCAAACATTGATGGATTTGTCAAGGAAAATGACTGATAGAAGCAGATATTTTAAACTTAATTACGAATCTTACTGGCGACACAAAACAGTCGAGTTCAGACAGCATAGTGGAACAGTCGAATTTGAAAAAATAAGTAATTGGATTAAGATTTTGAATCGAATAATAAATTACTCAGAAGGAAATCGAGTAGCCGAAAGCAATGAAAATGCTTTGTATGCATTGATGAGTATTAGCTTGGTGAATTATATCAAAATGAGAAGGCAAAAATTTGGATTTTAAAAAATGAAATAATATTTTTGGAAATAAATTAAAAGGGAGGTTCTATGAAAAAGTATGTACTACTAGGGGATATTGGAAGAAATCTCCAAATCCAGGGGGAAACTCCTGAGGAGTTGATTGAGGCATTGCGTCAGATAAGTTTCAACCCGGGACGCGTCCGGCAGGAATTTATGGATATGGTTGCTCAGAATTGCTATCTTTATAATCATTCTATTATCAATACTGATTATCCTGAGAAATTCATTGAGGATTTAGAGAAGAATGGTTTCATTATTAGAATAGAATAATCTATTTCAAAAGCGCCTTTGCAATTCTTTCTAAAATCACCTTTATATCCTCATCTTGCAAAACCAAATATGGCCGTGCTGGCATTTTGATTTGATAAGCCCCGAATGTATGGCCTTTGCCGATTTTCGATTTTTCTCTTTCAGACATTTTTTTGAATTTGCCTTTGTTGGGCCCTCGAGTATATCTTTTTTGAACGGTCAGACTAGAACGAGGCGACCTATTTATCACCCCGCCAAAATTATGTATCGCTGCATATGGCAGGTTTGAACCAGCAATGATTTCAATATCGTTGCCATTTTGATTTACTCTAACTTGAATTGACGAGACGAGTCTTCCAGTGTCAAGCAATGTTTGGCCTTGTTGTTTTTGTGCCCTTTTCGATGGAAGCCATTTGTTGCCTCCGCCACCAAAAAGCCCATTGCCATATCGCCCACCAGCACTAAAGTTGAGATCAATACTAGTTCGAACATCGTTTTGAATCTCTGCTAATATTGATGAATAATCAGGATTTTCAATTCTGCGTATAAGTTCCGCTTGGAACTGCTGAAGAGAGTTTTCTATTTCTGGATCATTCATTTCAGTTCTCCTCTTAATTCTTTTGGATAATTACGCAGGTCAGGTTGCCACCAATCAGCAGGATTGGTTTCAAAACCCGGGTCTGGCTTGATGTTTTTGAAATCGCTCCCTGACCTAACTTGTAAACCCATTGATTGTACTTGTTCCTCCGTTAATGCTCGGACTCGGCAACGGCAGTTGTATCCATTCGGGGGATAGTGAGTTTTCCAAAATGGGTCATCGGCACGGAAAACCTTTCCATTCAATTCTGCGTGAGATGGCCTTGTTCTAACATCCATCACCGCAACATATTGCCAATATGGAGCGCTTTTTGCGTTCTTCATTTCCTCATATCTTCCCGCTTGGTATGCGGATTGCAGATTTGTTCGGAAGATAGTATCTTTTCGCCATGCTGAGCCATCTTCCCTTTGTTGGTAGCCTTTTTGTTGTAAAACTGCATCGATTTGTTTTTTCCAATCATTATAAGTCATTCCTTCGTCAAGTGCTTTTACGAGGGCATCTTTTATTGCAATAAGAACGTCAGCTTTCGTCACCTTTGCAACAGTGAATGCGTGTTGTTGTATTGCTTTCAATTGTTCTCGCCAATTCCAAGTAATTTTGTAGCCCATTGATTCGAGGTATTTCACTGCCTTATCCGGGGAAAGTGTGAACAAGGTTTGTAATGAAATCGTAACTCTTTGTTTCTTAGCCATTGGTGTTTCCCAACTCTTGTTGCACAGAAATTCTACCAATTAAATATGCTGCGAAAAGTCGATTTGTTAGTTCTTGTTCAAGTTGCTTTGTCGGTATATCAGGGAATAAATCGAATATTTTTTTAATTGCGGAATCGAAATCGTCTTGTTTCTCTAAAAAATCTTTAACCTTGTTTATGATAACATCGAGGCCCGTTTGCTCTGATACAGAACTTTCAACTTCCGAATCAATTACTTGTTGGTCTTTGGGAATATCATTTTCTGCGAATAGTTGATTTGGTGAGTTAGCGTTTCCTTGTGAAGAACTATCGAGGATTTTGAACTCGTTCTTTTGGAGCCCCAATCTTCTAACAATGAAAGGTTCCAGAACCTGTATGCCTGCATCTTTGAGTGTTTTAATCGTTTCAGCTAGTGGTTTATCAACATCTTCTTCTTTGAAAATAATGAGTTTTGGATATTCGGTTTGTTTGCCGAAATTAAGATCTACAAACCATTTTATTATTTGATTTAAGCCTTTTTCAACGAGCATTCTATCGGATTTGACAATTTCTTCTCTAACATCGAAATGAACCTTTGATGCAGCGTAACTTCCAACATTGCCAAGTTCCGTTGTCAGAGTTTGTGAGAGAATTGCTTTTGAAATTTCCGCATTGCAAAAATCAATGAACTCTTTGTAGATTTGAGCCGAGCTCACAGTATTTGCGTTTAATATTTCAATTGTTTCGGTATTGGAGATTACAGCTGAACCATCCTGGATAAGATTGTCAAGGATTTCGAGGAACTTATCATAATCCTCAGTGGTAGCGACCGAATCTGTTTTGCCAACGAAATGTGGCATTCCGAATTTCTCGGCGAACTTTGCCCAAAATGTTACAATTGCCTTTTTGAAAACTACTGGCCATAAACATTTAGAAAGAATTGCTTCGCCATAGGGGTTTTCGTATGTAGCTTGATGTTGAAGAACAATAAACTTATAGGGAAGCAGTATCTCGTCATTCTTTGTTTCAAAATTCTTGAATCTCGGGATTCCAAGCGGATCAAATGAGAACCATTTTTGTGGCTTTCCCTGAACGACTGCTGGAACTATCAATCGAACCCCTGAGATGTAATCGATTTTCCAGACGATTTCCAATACCTGGAATCCAAACAAAGGTGCATTCAACATTTCCGAAATGATTTTATACAGGTCCAGCCGATTAAAAACAAGCTGGGTACTTGTGTTGATAAAATCATTAATCTCCGATGCTGGCTGGATTTCCCAAGTTTGCGAAAGAACGCCTGATTTCCTCGATTGGATGCAGCTTGCAACATGCGGGTCATTGGCAATGTTTTCCAAGGTTGCCTGCCTATCGCCAATGGTTGCAATGGTAAGATTTGGATTTGGTAATGCTGCGAAAAACTTATTGAGCATTTGCTTGTTTTGAGTTGCAATGATTTTGAAAAGATCTTCTTTCATTTTAAAATCCTTTAAATTTATCTTCTTTTGTTCTTGTTCTAACTATTTCAATGTTTGATTTTTTGAGCCAATGTTTGCCTCCATATGTCTGAATTGCATATCGAATTGCGTCCATTGCGTGGTCATCAATTTTGACTGGCTCATCGAGCAGTTTCCCTTCTTTGTTTTCTTTCCAAATGTAGCTCTGAATTTCTGTTATGATATTCGTTGAATCTTTTGTTATGTTCCAATCAAATCTTTTACACAAAAGAATTCCCGAATATACCGAGTTAGGACCTTTTACGGCTGGAAGCGCATTGAACCCAGCCCTGCGAAGTTCGCTAATCAATGCGGGTTCTTCTGAATCAACTACGATAGGTTTATTCCTAATCAATTGCCGAAATTCCGCATTTATTAGGTTCACCAGTTGGGAATGAGTGTGATGAGTAACGTATAATAATTCTCGAATATACAACTTGCCTTCGTGAAATGAAAGATGAACCAGCGCTGACGGGTTGTTAAA